CGAAGGCGGGCGTTGCCGTGCCTCCGCCGACAGAATTGCCAATCTGTAGAGAACCATTATCATAAAGATTAATTAAGTGGGCGGTACCCGTTCCCCGGAAAGTTAAGTTACCAGAGGCAGAGGCATTGCCCGCAATATCCAAGGCTGCCAGCGGACTCGTCGTCCCGATGCCCACATTTCCAGAACCTTTTACGGTAAGCGCTTGACTATATGCGCCAGCACCGGATTGAGTAACGACAAAGAAATCCGCTACGTTTGCGGCAGTAAACTGTGCTCCAATCTGTACACCATTGCCAGTTAGCGCTGATGTAAATCTTATATCAGACAAACTGTTTGCTGTAGAATCTGTATTTTTTAATTCAAGAGTTGGTGAGTGTCCAAACACAGGATTCGTGCCAGAATGTGCGAAGCTCGCAAATAATGCTGTTGCAGTAGTTGTGTTCTGTATTCTTGTAGCATAAGTTCCAGAGCTAGATATATCCAATGTTGCTTGGGGATTTGTTGTCCCTATACCCACGTTGCCAGACGGTTGAATTTTCATTTTTTCTCCACCTACGCCAGAAAAAATATAGCCGTCATAAGAAGCTTGATTACCATAGAAGTATAAATAACCATCTGTGGAATTCCTTCCAATGTCGTAATTTGTCGAAGCGGAGCCGTGACCAAGAGCCAGCTGGTACATTGTTCCCGTTGGAACGGCGACCTCCAGACGCCTATTTGGCCCCGTCGTCCCTATTCCCACATTGCCGGTATTAATCCAGGAATTTCCACCACTGGTTCCTGTAAGTTTAATCAGAGCCGATGATGTAGCAGTAGCCCCTATTAATACATCATCCGATATGTTTGTCGGAGCTAGACTTCCACTGGTTCTCTGCCATAATCCTTGTACTCCCGAGCTACCACCAATAAAGTTAGCAGCATAGATATTCCTAAACTGTAGAGAGGTTGACCCTATATCCGTAACATTGTTAGTATTCGGAAGTATTGCTCCGCCTGCTGCTGCATTACCAGGGTTCAACACAATATTTCCTGTAGTACTTCCCCCCAGAACTAAGGTATTCATTGCAGTTGTCTGAATAGTGTTGCCCGCATCAAAAGTTAACTGTCCTCCTATTGTTGCCGCTCCCGCCACATCCAGGAGGGCAAGGGGGGAAGTGGTTCCAATTCCCACATTGCCGAGTTCATTAATTCTCATGTATTCGGTTGAAGCGTTATAATTAGTGAATATTGTTCTATATCCACCGATTTGAAGAGCACCATTATTAGTTTCTAAGACTTGAGAGCCTGTGGTAAGAGTTGAAATTGTTAATTGTCCTGTCTTTCCTCCCGTGGTGTCTTGTTGCCTAAAATTGCCATCATACACATGAAGTTTTGCCCCAGGATTTGTCGTCCCAATGCCGACATTGCCACCGTCTTTGAAAGTAACGTAATTTGTAGCGTTTCTGTTTAAATAAAAATTATTGGTGCTATCGGGTTGCATTCCAAATGTCCAATAATTAGTGCCTGCATCATCTGTGTTGAATTTTATATCCCCAGGGCTTACTGCCCATGCACCAGCACGATTTATGGTTAGTCTCGCATCTGTGGTACTTCTAACCTCCAATTTACTCTGAGGTGCCGTTGTTCCAATCCCAACATTCCCGTTGCCTAAAATTTCTAGCGCATTAGTAGAGTTGCTCCCATCAGATCTTTGAGTTTGGAAACGGAATATTCCATTAGTTGAGACATCTGCACCGTCTGAAATAAATCTCATTCTCCCATTGTTAAAATCAACAGTTCCGCTATTTGCCAAATCGGTAGCAGTACCACCTGTCACCTTGATTGCACCAGCAACTTGTAACTTTTCAACGGGGCTCGTCGTCCCAATTCCCACATTGCCGGTATTAATCCAAGAGTTGTTGCCACTGGTACCCGAAAGCTTAATTAAAGCGGAGGATGTTGCTATTGCACCTAACAACAGATCATCAGTAATGTTGGTAGGAGATAATGCACTAGTATTGCGCTGCCATAATCCCTGTACTCCGGAAGTACCACCAATAAAGTTAGAAGCATAAATATTCCTAAACTGCAGAGCAGATGATCCTATATCCGTAACATTGTTAGTATTCGGTAGAACAGCTCCGCCTGCTGCCGCATTGGCAGGATTAAGAACAATGTTTCCCGTAGTACTTCCACCCAGAACTAAGGTATTCATTGCAGTTGTCTGAATGGTATTACCTGCATCAAATGTTAACTGTCCTCCTATGGTGGCCGCCCCTGCTACATCCAGGAGGGCAAGGGGAGCGGTGGTACCGATGCCGACGTTGCCGAGATGATTGATTCGCATCTTTTCGGTTAATCCAGTGTTATATGTCCAAAATGTAAGGTCAGCTTGGTCACGACTCTCTTGTTCGTCCCAAGTTCTTATCCTAGCCAATTCCCTAGCATTATCGGTTGCGCCAAAGAAACTAAGGTCTAAATACTTTTTATTAGCCGAATTTCCATATGTTCCCCCAGTGGTTATCGCTATTGTGGATGTTGAAGTAACATTATTGTTAGTTCGCTGAGCTACTTCCAATTTATATCCCGGGTTCGTCGTCCCAATTCCGACGTTGCCGCCGTCTAAAATTGTAAATACTTCTGTCGCGTCATCAAAAATATTGACAATATCTGCAGCCCCACTTTGCTGTAATCTAAATGCGACTTGGTCATCTGTAGCAGCCTGATTAACTATGTTTACCAGCGGTGAGTCCGTGTTGGCAGCCCCCCTATTTCTGTAAACAGATAATGTGCTACCTGAATCACTACCGGTTCCAGCTAGGCCTACTCTATTATTACCATTTCCCGCACGGTCCACATCTAACTGATACCCAGGACTCGTTGTCCCGATTCCCACGTTACCGCTTCCTAAAACAGTCATCAGGGCTGTTCCGTAATTTTTAACTTGTAATACGGTTTCAAGATTTCCTAATGATGTCCAGCTGGCTGCTCCATCTGCTTTACCACCGGTAAGTTCAATAGCAGAAATAGTGTCTGTCGGGTCTGCTACTCCTAATATGCCAATACCAATCAATCCCGCAGAAGCTCCTTCGGAAAATCCCCACAATGCCATGCCGCCACCTGCTGCTTGAGCTTTTTTAATAGAGCCAAAAGTATCTGTTTCAGCAAGGTCTGTTCTGCCGTGAGCTACATCGCTTGATTTTAAGGCTAGTATTTCATCGTCATTTGTACCCTGATTAATGGTTAATCCTTGGGTTATATTAGTGTTAGCAGTGTCACCAAAAAATACCTTTCCTGATGCAACTTCAAGCTTTCCACCTGGGCTTGTTGTCCCTATCCCCACATTTCCGGTATTAATCCAGGAATTATTACCACTGGTTCCCGTTAGCTTGATCAAAGCAGAAGATGTAGCAGTAGCACCTATTAATATATCGTCTGTTACATTTACAGGACTAATTGCGCTTGCATTTCTCTGCCAATAACCTTGTGTTCCGGAAGAAGCACCAATTATATTGTTTACGTATAGATTATTCCAGTACAAAGATCCGGAACCTAGATTGTGATCTCCATTGGAATCAGGTGTTATGTCTCCTGCAACCTGGAGTTTGGAAGTAGGAGAGGTGGTGCCAATGCCGACGTTGCCAGTAGTATCCAAAACTATCCCTGTTGTCCCAGTGTAATACAACTCGAGCGTTGCTCTGTTGCCCGCCCCCGATTCAATGTTAAAGAAATTGCCTGCACTATTATATCTTTCTAACTGAATCGCTGCTCCACTATTGTCACTCGGATCAATTCTAAATGTTGGCGATACGGTTCCACCAATAGCAAGCTCAGCTAATGGGTTTGTCGTTCCTATCCCCACATTGCCGGTAGTGTCGGCAATAATATTTCCTCCGGCTGGTGGTACAAGAAAGAGTGCGTTGCCACTGGTAGTATAGATCTTACTTACCTGGTTTTGGTCGACCAGATTAGTAGAGCTAAAGTTGTTTCCTACGAAAAGCGGTCCAAAATTGAGCCTTTTTAGGGTGACATGATCTACAAGGGTTACCTCGTTTGATGAAGCGCCATAGTTGATAAGTATAAGTACACGGACAAACTTAGTATTTACAGGAAATTTAGGAGAGGTAGTTCCTTCGCCTGTTGTAGTAGCAGAGTATTTGTGCCATGCATCATCTGCAGCAATAGTGGTGCCTGCAGCTGCAAAGTAACAATAGGTGCCGCAAGGAGAAGAAGTGACAGCATTTTTATTAGCATCGTATGCGATATATCCAAAGTAGAGAACGCCCGGGGTAGGTGAGCCGGTTACTGTTTTTTTGAACCATCCTTCTAGCTGGAAAACGTCTCGTGTAGGATCGACAGGTATATAATCATTGCTTAATACAGTACTTTGTCCGGTTCTCTGAGCCGCGAGCGTGCCTGAAACCGTTGAAGTGTTTACTGTTGTATCAAAACCACTCCAACCATATGTGCCTTGTTCGAAGTCTCCGTTGACTAACATGTCGTCACTACCGCCTGTCTGGAAGTTATAGCCATTTTGAC